CTGCTGGCCCGACAGCAGCGCCTTGCTGCGGCTGCGGTACAGCATGTTGGCCGACTGGAATGCCCGGTTGGCATCATCGATGCCCTGGTAGTGCTCCTCGTCCTCGGTCCACTCCTCTTCGATGCCAGAGCCAGCACGGCCCGCAATCGCCTCGCGGCGCTTGGCCAGCAGGTTCTGCAGCAGGGTCTGGCGGTCATCAATGGCTGGCGCTTCGGCGCCCTGGGGCTGCACGCCCCCGTTGTTAGCGGTTGCTTGCATTTCAATACCCCATTTCTTGATCCAGCGGCGCCCAGGCGCCGGTTATCGGGCGCTGTGGCTTGGGTTGGGTGATGGCCTTGCGCTTCATCATCAAGGCGTAGCGGCTCGCGCTCATCAAGTCGTCCAGCTTCTTGACCACCTTGCCGTCCTTGCGGTGGTACAGCTTGAACTCCTGGAACCAGTCGCCCAGGTGCGCGAAGACCTTCCAGCGCCCGGTCTGCATGCGGTCCAGCATGTCCATCAGGCCTGCCTCCACGCCGTTGGAGCCATCCTCAAACGTGGCGCGGTCCCTGAGCATCCTCAAACCCGCCTTGGCGTACTGCAGCGCCAGCTGCTCGCCAGAGCCGCCCTTGTCGTGTTGAAGTCCATCATGCGGCCAGGCCGTGGGCACCCAGTCGCCCCAGGGCTTGATGGTGGAAACGTGGATCACGGGAGTGGCGTGGCTCAGCCGGTGCGCCTGGATCACGTAGATGCAGTCGTTGTCCCGGTCCCAGGCCAGTTGCACCGCCGCGGTCGGGTGGTCCCAGCCGAAGTCGATGCCGTTGATGCGGACCCAGTGCGGCGGCACGGCGAAGGCCGGCACCTTGATGCTGTTCTCTTCCACGGGGAAGATGCGGCCACTGCCCAGCGTCGGGATGCCCTTGGCACGGGCCTCGCGCTCATGCGGGGGCGAGCTGTTCCACAGCTCCTTCTTGGTCTTGGCGTCCAGGTGGGGCACATCGTCCCAGCCGGCGGTCACCAGGTAGCGGGATGCGCTTACTGCAGGCACAGTGGCTCCTCCTTGGCTTCCTGCTCGCCCTCCAGGAACATCATCACCGTGCCGGTGGTGCCCTCCAGGGGGGTGAAGGTGATGTACACGATGCCGTTGGTGGTGGCTGTGCGGATCAGGCACTCGCTGTAGATCTCCAACGGCGGCTCCTCGTCCAGCCAGATACCGTCGCGCTCGGTGCCTTCAAAGCTGCCCCGGCCCTGCTGGTAGGACTTCAGGCCCAGCTCGGAAAACTTGCCGCTGACGTGCTTGATGTAGACGGTGTCGGCCAGGTCGGTCACGCCCTGCTTCCAGCCCACGCGCTCGATGCAGTCGGCGTACACCAGGCCGGTGCCGCTGAAACACTTGGACGTGCCCGAGCCCACCACAGGGCCGAACAGCTTGTTCTGCACGATGTCGCGGGTGGTTTCGTTGGTCTTGCCGGCGGCCCAGAAGCGCACGGGCCGGTCAAAGCGGCGGCCTTCCCACCAGTCCGGGTAACGGCCGGTCAGGTGCAGCGCGGTTTCGTAGCCGCCCATGCCCTCGGTCTTGCCCACACGGTTGGCAGCCATGGCGCAGCGCTCGCGGTAGGTGGCGCCGGCCTTGAAGAACTCCATGTGCTTGGGGTACAGCTCGCGGCGCAGCGGCCCGGTGTCCGGGTACATGCTGTCGATCTTGCGGCGGGACAGCTCCAGCTCGATGGAGGCCAGCATGGCTTCGCGCTGGGCGGGCGAGAGGTTGTCGACGTTCATGCGGTGCCCTTCTTGAGCGCATCGCGCATCGCAAAAAGGTCGGCGGTCGAGAACGAAGCCACACCAGGGTCTGGCGGTGGCGCGGCCTCCTCCTTGATGCCATAGGCCTGGCGCTCCAGGGCAACCAAGCTCTTGAGGGATTCGGACAGCGACCGCATGGTGCTTGAGCGGGACTGCAGCGAGCCCGCCCGCGCGGCGGCGTCGGCCAGCTTCGCGCGCTGGGCCTTGGTCATCTCCTCAGGTGGGACGCTGGCCAGGATCTCGGCCACCTCGCCCAGCAGCTCGGGCGCGGTGCTCTGTTGCTCCAGCTCGGCCAGCATGCGCATGCACAGGCGGCGGGTGCGCTCGATGTCGGCACGGTGCGCCAGGCGGATGCTGGCTTGCGTCTGGGCGTTGGCCTCGATGACGGCGGTCTCCGCCGCTCGCCCTTCTTTGGATACCGTCTTGGATACCGCAGCCTTGGATACCAGCGCATCAGCCTTGGCCTGGATCTTTTCCGTTAGGTCGCGCTCCCATCCATCACGCTTTGCGCGCTTGTTGATGGCGCCATGCGAGATGCCATGCTCGTCAGCGATCTGGCGCAGCGTCTTGATTGCTGCCCGGTAGTCCAGCTCGATGCGCTCCCAGTCAACCTGGGGCTTTGGGGGGGTGGGTGCTTTGCCTGTACTGGTTGCCATGCCCCGGAGTGTTCCGGGTAAGCATTTGGGGAACTAACCCTAGTGGGGGAGTCTTACGGCCAGCATGTTTGGCAGGCACAACACATGTTTCGCAGCATGTACCTCAGAATGCATACAAGGAGGATCTGAGATGCTTTTGAATCTTTTGCTCGAACCCGAACGGATTGCACATAAGTTTGAGGGGTGGAGGGGCCCTGTGCACATGGCTGTGGGGGTTGGTGTCGGTCTTTTTGGCTATTTTGTTGCCCAGGTTTTTATTTTCTTGTCGTCCTTGGGCCGAATTCAAGTCCCCCTTGGTACGACAACGATCTGGATTGTTCTGGCTATTGAAGCTGTTGCCCTAGTGACGATACTTTACGGCGCATGGCTGTACTACAAAGACACCATGTACCAAGCATGGCGCTTCGATGCGGAGCAGCACCGGCATACGCGCTGGTAATACTTAGGGAGCTGTCGATGGGCGACGTAATTGAGCTATTTCGCAAAAATCCTGCAGAAGTTGCCGGTTCACGATTTGATGTGACTGCGTTGGCTTTTATGACAATTAACGAGCTTCGTGCTTTGGTCCGCCCATACACATTAGAGGCAGCTACTAAACGTACAGACTTGGTTTTATTACGGCTTCTTAATCTAATGGCCACAAGTCTTTTGGATCCTTCGTGCACCCAACAAACTGCTCAGGCGGCAGGATGGACGACACTTGAAAATCAGCGGGCGAAAGGTTTTGAGATTCTCACCCTCGTCAACGAACTATGGAATGAAACTCCTAGTGTGATGACACCTCTTGTCTAAAGCAAAACGCCCTGATTAGTTGGTTTTGCAAGTAGCTGATGCAAACGCTTTATCGTTTCATCTTGCTCCTTGATCCGCGCAGCCATCTCGCGCTGCACTGCACGAAATTCCAGTTGCAGTCCCTGGGTGGCCAGCGCCACATCGTGCTGCAGCTGCATGGTGGCCAGCTGCTGGGCCTCGCCGGCCAACCGCATCGCCACCTTGCGCACCTCACGCGGCCACAGGCGCATCTCCTGGTCGCCCACTTCGATGATGGTTTGCCCGTCGTCCAAGTCCGTGACACTCACCGGCCGCGGCGCGTCGTAGCCCTTCACCAGCTCAAACACCCCATCCACGACCCGGCGCAGCGTTCCATCCTCGTCCACGAAGCGTGAAACGTGGTCGTCGACGATGTGATAGGTCAGGCCCGTCACCTCTTGCAGGGTTTTGCGGGTGATGGCCTGCCCCAAGGCCGCCATCTCTTGGATGGCGTCCCAAATGATTTGTCGGCTGGTGCGTCGATCTGTATTGAGGCTCATGCATGGCTCCTGTAAACTGTGGCGTGTCTAGGGCGTACAGCTCGGCAGGAGGCTCACTTCGGTGGGCCTTTTGCTTTTCAGGGATCCGGCATGGCCGCCAGTCGCGCGTGCTCGGCCTTCACCTCTTCGTGCGCCTGCTTCCACCCTTCCCCAAACAGCGCCTGCAGCGCGCCGCGGTACTGGCCGGTGATGGCGTTCGCCTGCACGGCCGAGAAGTAGGCGGGGCCAGTGGCCAGGGATCGCACCTGGCAGCCGTGGCAGTCAGCGTGATAGCCGCCCCAGTGCTTGGCGGTCTGGGCTTGGGCGCAGTCTTGGCAGGTCATCGGCGCAGATCCTCCAGAAAGCTGGTGAGGCAGCTCCACTGCTGCTGGTGGGCAAGCCCCGGCCACAGCACATTCAGGGCGTGCTCGGTGTAGAGAAACTCGTCCACCTTGCGGTTCAGCTCCATGAAATCAGCCTGATCCATGGCGTCAAACGCCATGCTTCGGGGCACGGCCCGCAGATTTCCATCCAGCCCGGGCACGTAGTCGCAGTAGCCGGCCCCCAGCAGCAACCAGGCGCGCAGCGTGTCCAGCTCGGAGAAGGCCTCGGTGCGCTCCAGCAGCACCTGCAGCTTGCGAAAAAAGCTGCGGTGGCTCACCGGATCGCGCGGCAGGAAGAAGGTGAAGCCCAGCGTGTCCCCGAAGTCCAGCGACTTCAGCTTGGCCTTAAAGCGGTCCCAGGCGCGCTGGCCCTTGGGATCCAGGCCGTGCAGCTTGCCGTCCTGGCCTTTGGTCAGAACAAGGCGGCCCATGGTCAGTAGCCCTCCAGGTCTGCGGTCAGGCTGACAGCAGCCAGGGCACCGCCAACCAGGGCGCCAGCCACGAAGGTGATGAAGATCAGGCCCAGGGTCATGCTCATGCCAGCTCCCCACGGCCCCAGTGGGCAAGCAGCACCGCTTCAGCGCGGTTGTGATCCTTCTGGCGCTTGAGGTCGGCCTGGGCACCGGGGTAAAGGTTGCGGGCAGTCTCCAGGGCCTTGTTCTTGTCCGGGCCCAGGCCGTAGGCGCGCTTCCAGCTCTGGGGCGACACGTAGCGGATCGGGTACTTCAGGCACTCCAACACCGTCTCGATCGCGCCCAGGCTGCGCAGCAAGCTGGCTTGGGTCTGCAGCGCGTTGCCATCGCCGCGGGCGTGCACCTGCTCCAGCACCACCTGGGCGCTGCCCTCGCTGGCCGGGCAGTGCTTCAGCAGCAGCTGGCAAAGGGCGCGGCCGTCGATCTTGCGTTTCACCAACGCCTTGGGGCCAGCCCCAGGCACAGGCATGGTGGGCAGGTCGAAAACTGCGCGCACCCCCAGGTGGTCGACCACTGCACAGGCACCCGTCAAACCTGGGTCAATTCCAATCACGATCATTGCTTGTTGCTCCTGTTTTTTCTTCGTTACTGCCACGATTGGCGACCATCCAGCCCCAGGGCCTGCCGGTAGGCATGCACCTGGTGGGAACCCAACTTTTCGCCGCGCTCGTGGCGGGCTTTGAGCTTCAGCGCCCAGCCCTTGGGGTCGACCGCCGGCAGCTTGGTCAGCTTGGACTTCACGACCCCCACCACCTCGGCAACGGCCTGGGGGTCCTGGACAGGCCGGGGAAGCTTCTTGAGTTCGGGTTGCGGTGCTCGCCGGCAGATGTCGCGGAACTCCAGCACGTTGGGCGACTTGGCCGGCAGGTGGGCCAGGCCGTAGGCGATGGCATCGGGTTTGTCGAAAAATCCCCCCAACTCCATGCACCAGTCGTACTTGACCGCGACCATGGCATCCGCATCGAAGCCGTCCCAGCGCGCCAGGAAGTCGCGGCCGTAGGTCACTCCCAGCTTCTCGAAAATCTTCTCCACCCACGGCAAGGGCAGCACGCGGTGCTGGTTGGTCGTCTGCTGCTGGGTCATCGAACACCTCCGATCTGGCGCGCACCGGGCACTTCGTGGGCAGGAACATCGATGGCCTGGTCCCGGAAGAAATCGCCGGCATGCTGCTGCGGGCCTTGTGCGGCAAACCGCGGGGTCAGCGCCGCGACCCGTTGCCGCATCTGCTGCTGGTAGACGGTCTCCTGCGGTGCTTGGCCCCGCCCTCCCCTGTGCAACCACTCGGCCCGAAAACCGCGCCAGCCATTGGCGCAGCAGGTCATCAGCGCGTCCTCCAGGCTGTAGCCGGCCTTTGCGGCCTCTCGGGCAATCCCATCCAGGGCGGTCAGCGTCACCTCGGCCTTCAGCCGCTTGCGCAGTTGCAGCCAATCGACCCAGGTCTGTTCGGTCACGCCATCAGGCCTGCCGACCACTGCGGGTTTCGCAGTCCTCGCGCATTGGTGGTTCTTTGGTGGTTCTATTGACGGTTCTATGGTGGTTCGGGTGACACCGGTGTCACCCGTCTCTGCACGATTTGTCACCCGTCTACTACCTGATTTGTCACCCGTCTCTACCTGATTTGTCACCCCTGTCAATTTGTCACCCGTGACACTGGTGTCACCCGTCTTGAATGGGTCCGGGGTGTTGTCGGCTTGGACGTGCCGGTGCTGGCGGCGGACCTCGGCGCGGCGTTCCTCCTCCTGGAAGGCCTCGGCGCGCAGCTTGCGCACGTTGATGCGGTAGTTGCGAGTGGCACCGGGCCGGCCGCCGTTGTGGTTACCGACCACCGCAATCCAGTGCCCCTCCTCCAGATCGCGGATCAGCCGCTGGGCGGTTCGCTCACTGCAGGTCAGCCGCTCGGACAGTGCGTAGATCGATGGGTGCAGGCTGGCCCCCTCGTCATTGGCCCAGTCCGACAGCGCCAGCAGCGCAGCCTTCTGGTTCAGCGGCAGCGCCGTTTGCCAGGTCAAGGTCATCAGCTGAATGCTCATATCGCCGCCTTGCTGATGCGTTGCGTGTGCGACGGATCGCGCGGCTTGGTCACCTGGAAGTACTGGCTGGCCTTTGGCGCGTGGGCACTGCTGCGGTTGCGCTGCAGCTGCAGGGCAAATGTCTTGGTGGGGATGTCGAAAGCATTCCCCGGCTTTGTAGGCGCCGCGGTCATTCCGGTGTCCCTCCGAGATCGTCCGGGAGGAATGGATTGCCCCGCAGCGTGCGGACCAGGACACTGGCCTTATGCACTTCATCAGCCACATGCGCATCCAACACTTGATTCACGTACGCCGTGCGATCGAGGTTGCGCGCCATGGCCAATGCATCCAGGGCGGACAGCAAGGACTTGGGGCAATTGCCGCGCAGCTCGCCAATCTCGCCTGCAGTGCCTGCTGCAGGACGGCGCGAGAACATGGGGCCTTCATTGGGTGCCATAGGTCAGGCCTCCTGGCGCTCAGTGCTGGTGTTGGCTGCTGCCGCAATTGCATCCGCCTGCTGCTTGCGATAGAGGGCAGCTTGGACGCGATCAACGATGCGAGGCGGCAATTCAGCGGGCCACTTCACGATGGCTTGGTAAGAGACACCGATAGCGTCAGCCGCCGAAGTGACCGTGCCGCCCAAAAGTTCTATGGCATGGGTTTTAAGCATGGCCAATTGAACCACGGTTAAATCAAATATGTCAACCCAAGTTCAAAACATACCAGATAGCATTGAAACCATGGTTGCTAAATACTGGGAAAGACTGAAGCCGGCTCTTGACTCAAAGGGCTGGGGGATACAGCAGTTCGCTGATGCGATCGGCGTCAGCTATCAAGCTGTTGTCAAAGTGCGCGATGGCGGATCGTTTGGCAGTAAGAACAACATCAAGGCTGCCAATGTTCTTGGTCTGAACCCTGCATGGCTTGCAACTGGCGAAGGGCCAATGCGCAGTGAGGCAAACACACTCCCTGGTCCCGATGTGAAAGGCATGTACCCATTGCTCTCTGAAGTACAAGCAGGCCAATGGACAGAGCTATGTCCAATATTCCAGCCAAGTGATGCGGCTGACTGGCGTCCATCCACCAAGAACCTTGGCCCCTGCGGATTCATGCTTAGGGTTAGAGGCAGGTCTATGGAGAACCCTGGGGGCTCACCTAGCTTCAGCGAAGGGATGATTCTTCATGTCAATCCCGATATTGATCCCATGCCCGGCCACTTTGTTGTCGTCCGTCGTAGCTCGACAGACGAAACAACCTTTAAGCGCTACATCCAGATTGAAGGTGCGCCATACCTTGAGGCGATTAATCCGGATTGGCCAAAAGACGAGAAGTATTTGAAGCTTATGCCCGGTGATACGTGGTGCGGCGTTGTTGTCGATGCCTCGCTTGGTGGGCTAATTTAAATTAGGGAGCGCAGGATGTTACGGAGTATGTGAAATGCATATAAAGAATTTCATTCTCTGGCTAACCATTTTCTCCAGCTATCCTGCATTAGCTTACAACTTTGCCGAATGCATATTAGACAAATTACCAGGCTCAAGCAATCAAGCAACGCATGGTGCCGTTTTTAATATTTGTAGAGAAAAAAGCAACGAGAAATATACCGAAATCCTTAAAGGCTCGGGGCGTGGTTTTTTTGGTCATGCTGATGGGAATTCTTGTGTCCTCAAGAAAGCCAAAGAAACCTCATATCAGCTCTCAGCAATGCAGATAGCGTTTGCTTGCCGCTGCTTGTACGACCCACCTGAGTACAACGGGCAAACATGCATAAACCCATTTTCCGACATTAACTTTGGGAAATGATTATCAAACATCTGCCGCTATGCATTCGCGGATTTAAAAAATCGTAATATTTCCCGAGTTCGCTTAGAAATGAAAATAACCGAAAATGCTACTGAATTAATAAGGCTTTGGCGGCTTCGCCCACGCACTGAGAGAAGCAGCATTGATGTATTAAATTTTTATGGAATCATTCAAAAGGAGAAACCATACTTATTTTTTGGAATTAAGGGAGATCCGTACCAACAATTAAAATCTATTCTTCGGAATGAAATTCTTGAATAGCTTCTAAGGCTGCATTACAAATCTCATCAGGCGTGAGTACAATAATCAATGCAGGAATATTAATACTTCTTTCGATTTTTTCCCACCCCCAAATGAGTGCACGTCGCTCCAAGGCTGAATTAAACTTATCAGCCGCTTGATGCACAAGCATTCGTCCAATCACCGCAGCGCTCCAGTTTCTGTCGATTGAGAATGGTGGCACCCCCCATGGCCACTCTTTTGTTGCTTCGCCGTCAACACCGAAGACTATCTTCGCAATCTTCACATCCAACTCTTCCCCAGTAGCAGCCGCCAAATTTTGAGCAGGCAAGCTCCCGCCCCGAGCGGGTTTTTTTTCGTCTGTGTGGTGTGTGGTCATGAGGAGGATGTTACGCGGCACACCAAAAAATTCAACTCAAGTTCAACTTTTCATTGAACTGTAGTTGATATTTTTGTTTAACCGTGGTTCAATAGACCCATCGCAGCACCACACGCGAAACACCCAAGGCCCAGCGATCCGGGGCCGAAGCCGACAGGAAGCAAAGGCGGGGTTAGCTCCAACGGGAGCGATGCAACACCGGTGCT